GCAGGCTCTAAAGCGGGTCAACACCGAGGCCGCGGCCGGCGGCCAGGCCGCGGGTGGGGTCGCCAGGATATCCGACGAGGTCGGCGGCTTGTCGGCCAAGGTCGCCTCGATGGCCAGTATCGGCAAGAATCTGCTGATCGGCAGCGGTGTGATCGGCAGCGTTGCCGCGCTCGGCGCGGCGTACAAGGACGCTGCGCTACAGGCCGACAAGCTGAAGAACACCTACGCCTTTGCCTTCGGCTCGGCCGGCGCCGGCGCGGCCAATCTGGCTTATGTCAAGAGCACCGCCAATGCCTTGGGAACGGCGCTGCTGAGCACCGCGGACGCCTACGGCAAGCTCTCGGCCGCAGCCGTCGGCACCAACCTCGAAGGCGCCAAGACCCGGGGAATCTTCGAGGCCGTCAGCAAAGCCGGCACGGTGCTCGGGCTGTCGTCCGCCGAGACCGGCGGCGCGCTCACCGCCATTCAGCAGATCATGAGCAAGGGCACGGTGCAGGCCGAAGAGCTGCGTGGCCAGCTTGGCGAGCGTCTGCCCGGCGCGTTCCAGATCGCGGCGCGGGCGATGGGCGTATCGACGGCCGAGCTGGGCAAGATGCTCGAACAGGGCAAGGTCCTCTCCGACGACTTCCTGCCCAGGTTCGCCGTCGAGCTGGAGAAAACCTTCGGCGCTTCGGCCGAGCGCGCGGCGAACAGCTTCCAGGCGCAGCTCAACCGCCTGGAGAATGGCTGGCAGAGCTTCAAGCTGGCGCTGGCCGCGCCGGGGCCAGGTGGTGACACGCCGGGCATGATCGACGGCATCGCCGAGTCGCTGAGTACCGCGGCCGCCAACATGGAGCGCCTGACGCGCAACGGCGAGGGTTTCTGGAACACCCTCAAGCGGCTATCGATCGCCACCGCTTCGGTCGGCAAGGACATTGCGGCCTGGGCGGGTGGCACCGGCTCGGACAGCGGCAAAGGCGTGGTCCGCGACGACGGCTGGATCAATCGCAAGACCGCCGACATCGCCCGCCTGCGTGGCGAGGCCGAGAAAGAGCCGGGCATCCTCAAGGACCGCTTCAGCGCCTCCCATCAACTGAAGATCGCCGAGCAGGAACTCGCCGAGGCGATTGCCGCGCGCAACAATCGTGGTGCTACCGGCGAGATCAACCTGCGCGACAAGGAAGGCGCCCGCGAGGCCGCCAGGAAACACCTCGAAGGTCTTGCAAGCGATCGCCTGGCACTCTACGACGCCTTCAACAAGGAAGTGGCCACCCGCGACGCCAAGCTCAAGAAGTCGCTCGACCTGGCCGCTTTCGACAAGCAGTGGGCCGGCATGGCGGCCGAGAATCCGGCGCACTTCGCCGAGGCGCGCGCCAAGCTGGTGGCGAGCCTCGACGCGGCGATCGCCCGGGAGTCCGCCAGGGGCGGGAGCAGGGGCGCCGACCCCGACCGCCTGCGCGACGCCCGGCTGCGCGAGCTGCAGCAGCAGGCGACACAGGAGATGCACGAGCTAACCGCCGCCGACCGTCAGCGCAAGGCGATGGAGCGTGCGCAGGTAGCGATGGACCGCACCGTCGGGAATCTTGAGGACACCTACCAGCGGCAGCTGTCGATCTACGACGAGAAGCAGATGACCGCTCCGCAGCGCGAGTTGGCGGCGGCGCTGCGCAAGGTCGAGGAAGCGGCCGACGCGGCGCGCGAGGCGCTGTCACAGAAGGCGGCGACGCTGGAGGTCGACGACGTGCAGGCGCTGGAAGCCTACCGCGCGGCAATCGTCCGCGTCGGCGAGGCAGAGAGCCTACAGATCGACCAGGTCAAGCGGCAGCAGGCCGAGCAGGAACGCTTGAACGGCCTGTGGGAGACCGGCGCGTCGCGCGCGCTGACCCGCTACCTGGACAGCTCGCGGAGCGTCGCCGACCAGGTCGAGGAAGCGTTCACGCGCGGCTTTCAGGGGATGGAAGTGGCGCTGATGAGCTTCATCACCACCGGCAAGGCGAACTTTTCGGATCTGGCGAAATCATTCATCGCCGACATGGCGCGTATCGAGCTGAAGGTGTTGCTCTTCGGTAAAGATGCTGGCGGCGGGAGTAGTGGCGGCGGTGTTCTGGGAGGCCTGGCCGGGAAAGTTCTCGGGTGGCTCGGCGGTGGCGGCGGCTCCGGGCCGCTGCCTGGTTCGGTCGGCGCCGCCGGCGGTCTTCCGCTGCCCTCGTTCGCCAGCGGTGCGGTGTTCTCCGGCGCGGCAAGCCTGCACCGCTACGCCAACACCGTGCAGGATCGGCCGACGCCGTTCGCCTTCAACACCCTGCATCGCTTCGCCCAGGGTGGTGTGTTTGCCGAGGCTGGCCCGGAGGCGGTGATGCCGCTGACCCGCGACGCGCGCGGCCGGCTCGGCGTGCGCAGCGAGGGCGGAGCCGCAGTGAACATCACGGTCAATGTCTCGGGTGCTGGCGGCAACCTCGGCGAGGTGCGCCGGGCGGCTGGCCAGGGCGCGCGCGAGGCGCTGACGGCGCTCGACAGGGCACGCCGCTATGGCTGAGTTTCTCGAACAGCGGATCTCGGCGGCGATCGCCTACGGCTCGTCCTGGGCCGATGAGTACGATGTGCAGATCACCCGCACCGCTGGCGGCGGCGAGTACCGCAAGCTGGTCCATCCGTACCCGGTGCGCCGCTTCCGGCTGATCTACCGCGCCGACCGCGCCGACGTTGGCGCCAAGGTCAAGAATCTCTACGACCGCTGCTACGGCAAATTCTCGGGCTTTCGCGTCAAAGCGCTGGACGATTTTACGACCGCCGCGGATGGCCGCTCGGCGCCGACCAAGGACGACCAGACCCTGCTCTATGTGTCGAGCGGCGTCTATCAGTTGCGCAAGGAGTACGGCAAGGACCAGGCCGGTCTGGCGATCGGCCGGCCATTCAGGACCATCTTCAAGCCGGTGGCGGGCACCGTCGTGGTGGCCAAGAACGGCGTGCTGCTCAGCTCGGGCGTGAGCGTCGACACCACCACCGGCCGGGTGACGATCTCGCCGGCGCCGAGCTACCCGGCCGACGTGATCACCGGCGGCTGTCAGTTCGACATCCCGGTGCGCTTCGACACCACCGTCGACGTCGACCAGCTGGCGCCGAATCATCGCCAGCTGAACAACGTCGAACTGGTCGAGCTGCTCGCGCCATGAAATCGGTCGTCGCCGACTACCGCTATCGCGTGCTGTGCTGTCGCATCGTGCCGGTCAGCGGCGCGACGATCCGGCTCACCGACTACCCGCGCGACCTGACGATGAGCAACGGCCAGGTCTACCTGAGCACCTCGGGCTACGAATTCACCGGCTATTCGGCCGGCGACGCCTTCGCCCCGGCGAGCATCGATCTCGAAGGCATCGCCGGCGCCGCCGGGATCAGCCGCGCGGCGCTCGGCAGCGGATTATTCGACGGCGCCCGCGTCTATGGCTTCGCCACTACCTGGACCAGCCCGGTCGAGGACGAAGAGCCGGTTTCCGCGGGGCTGTTCGGCGCGACGACCTTGCGCGACGACCGCTACCAGATCGACGGGCTATCGCTGGTCGATGTCCTCGGGCAGACCGTCGGCCAGACGTTCACCGCGCAATGCCCGAAGGTCTTCCTGTCGCAAACCTACGGTGGCTGCATGGTTCCGGTCGCCGCCAACACCGTGACCGGCACGCTGACCGGCGTGGTCAGCGCGTCGCGCTTCCAGGACACCGCGCGCGGCGAGGCCGACGACGTCTTCGCGGCCGGCACGATCAAGTTCACGAGCGGCGCCAACGTTGGCCAGAAGCCACTGGAGGTCAAGATTTACCTGGCCAACGGCACTATCGAGGTCTTTGAAGCCTTCTACTATCTGCCTGTGGCCGGCGATGCCTACACCATGACACGCGGCTGCCGCAAACGGATGAGTGATTGCCAGTGGCGCTGGAATGGCACCGCCAACTTCAGCAACATCGCCAACTTCGGAGGCTTTCCGTACATTCCGGCCGGCAGTGTCTATGCCCAGGCGGGGACCGGCGGATGACCGCCGACCAGATCGTCGCCGCGGCCCGCGCCTGCCTGGGGACGCCGTTTCGCCACCAGGGGCGCCAGCCGGGCGCCAATGGCGGCATCGATTGCGCCGGCCTGGTGGTCCACGTCGCCGGCGCGCTCGGCTGCAGCTATCTCGACCAGGAAGGCTACGGGACGCTGCCGGCCAACGGCCTGCTGGAAGCGGCGCTCGACGCGCAGCCCTGCCTGGAGCGGGTTTTCGATATCGACGCCAAACAACCCGGCGACGTGCTGCTGATGCGCTTCACTGGCGAGCCGCAGCACCTGGCGATCCTCGCCGGCGAGACCTTGATCCACGCCTGGGAAGCGCCCGGCCTGTGCTGCGAGCACAACATCGACGCCACCTGGTTGGCTCGCATCGTCCGTGTCTATCGATTCGTCGGGGTAGTCTGAGATGAGCAGCGCAGGGCAGATCCTCGGTGGTATCGCCGGCGGCATCATCGGCTTCCCCTCCGGCAACCTGTTCCTCGGCGCCCAGATCGGCATGTCACTC